GGTGTATTTCAGCCCAGTCTTGCCCGCTTCGTCAGCAATGGCTTCCAGAAAATGATTAAGCTTTTTCATTTTTGTTTGCCTGCAATTTTTGACCGTCTACCGTGACAATCACAACGCTGTCGCCGTAATCCTTAAAGGTAAGGCAATCCTTAACGTCTAGCCCTGCCAGCATAGCGGCATCTTCCAGCGTAAGGTCTTTAATGGGGGTGGGTTCTTTGGGTTTTTCTGCCATGACAAATTCCAGGTGTGAATAAGATGGCGTAAATGGTAAGCAAGTTGTGGTAAGAATGAACGCTGGTAATATGTCCTACGCAATTACAAGGTGATGAGTAATCGCATCAATCACGTCGCGTTCCCAGGCGGCGGGCAAAGGATCAACCGGCATAAATTGCCGCGCTGGAATATCACCCCACAAATGCCCAAACTGCGCTTTGGTACCACCAAAGTTCATCATCGCTGCCTGTGGTGCATTGGTGCCAATCTCAACAGCCTGCCCACTCAGTTGATATACGATTGAATCACGTAACACGCCGGTATCGTTTAACGGTGTACTGCTACCATTACGCCGCCTTGCTATAGTCACATGAGATAACGGTTTCCACGCTTGCCCGTAAGGTGTTTTCAAATCCCTAAACGTTAGCCTGATATTTTCTTTGAGTGTCACCCCTATCGCTGTCAGTGCCGGTTCAAGATGATCCGCCTTATGTTTGATATGCGACAACAAGGCATCTACCTGTGTACTGTCAATGATTATCTGGATATTGCTCAATTGGCACCCCTGTTTGTACAGCCCTATGCAGCAATCCGATTGTTAAACCTGTTTGCACAATGTCCGGTTTATTCCCGAATTTTTTTACATACGCAGTCATGTATGTATCAAGCAAATCAGATATAACTTGTTTATCAATCGCGGTAATTTGTTTGCTGGCTTGTTGAGTTATAAACGCATTTAATAGCTTGGTATTTGTTTTTGCATTACTAACTCTTGATACTGCCTGCTCAACACCAAAACTCAACACGTCAGCATTCATCACATCGACACTATCCCAGGCTTTATCGCGCAACGGGTCTTCGGTGGCGGTCTTGTAAATACCTTTACCATCACCTGACCTGTCGTATGCCTGCTTTTCAGTGAGTGAGATTAACCGACAACGACAACGATAGACATTACGCCCAAACCAGATACGCTTCCAGATTGGGTCACTAATCTTGCGAATAACACCATCATTGGCTTTATGCGTTGGTCTAGTCCTTGAATCGTTGATAGCGTCATACATCAAATAACCATGTGTGCTTTTATTGGCTAACGCCTGTTGCCAGTGTCCGTGATTGTAAGCCTGCTGGATGTTGGTTCTAAAGATGTTATCCAGTCGGTGTCTGGGTAAGCCTAGCGATTGGACATCAACATGTTTTTGCCAGGAGGCAAAGGTGCCACCGTTCTTTAAATGCGCTGTTAAGGAGTCTAAAACGGCTTGTAACTGGTCTGTTTTGGCAACATTGGCAATGGAAAACGCCAGTTGCTTGTGTATGCCCTGCAATTGCCCGTAATACACATCAGGCAATACCACACCACGCGCCGCCATTTGTGCAATGGCTTCTTCGAACGGCAGGTTGAAGTTGATGCTAATCGGAGGCATGAGCAAACCCCAACACATCAGCGACAAACGTAGCCCGTTCCAAATGCTGTTCAAACTCGGCTGAATCTGAACCCATTAACACCGCTAATCTATCCGCTAAATCCTCATAGTCTTTTGCTGCTTTCACGGCTTCATAAATAACGGCAGGGTCTATGGGTGAATCAATATTACCTAGCACATCGGCTACACCGTCTTCAATCACTTGCTGGTCTGCGGTAAACTTAGGCTCGGGTTTAGTGGCAACGGCTTCGGTTATCTTGGCTGATTTAGTATCGCCGTTGTCTTTTGACTCCAAGTCTTGGTTTTGTACATTTTTTTGTACAATTTCGGCTTGTTCGGCAATCGCTTCCAGTTCTTGTTCCGCATCAAACTTAACGCCCAACTGACCCGCAATCGATTCAATCACCTGCACACCCGTTTTGACCGACATCAACTTATCGGTAATCGCCAGACTCACCGCTTGGGTGACTTGCTGTAATGCTGCCGCGTAGCGGGTAGTGTCTTTGGCTATCATTTCCGGGAACTGTACTGAAAAACGATAAACGTCTTCACTTAAATCCGGCTCCTTGCCAGTATGTGCCAGCTCCCATTGCCGAATCACATAACGGGCTATTTCTGACAGCATATAGCCGATAAAGGCTTGTCGTAACGACATCATCTTAAAGGTCGGGTCGCTCATATTGTCAGACGTTGACCGGTTGACATCACCGCCACCACCAAACCAGTGCTCTGGTATAGTTGCCCCGCCTAATACGTGGTTTCTAAACAACCGCGCATTGTTTTCCGTATCGGTGGATTCCAGGCTGGGGCTTTCGGCTTTCCACGATTCCGCGTCATTATGCACCCGTACTGAGCCAGGCTTTGGTGCCCGTATTGAACTGGCTTTTTTCTTCACTTCATCTTCATTAGCACCGGTTAGCGTCACGTCCCACATAAACGCCCGCAAGAACTGAATGCGGTCTAATTCGCCAAACAGAAATTGGTCGTAACTATCCAGCCAGTCAATCTGTGACAATAAATCAGAACGCCCGCGCCGTCCGCTGGCTAAATCATTAATCTTGAAGTAGAAACAATCGCCGTCGGTAAAGGTGTCACGAATGGCAATCGTTCGTTGCGTAAACATTTCGTCTTCGGCACCATTCACAATGACTTTATACCGCTTTGAAACACCTTTTTTAGTCAGGTTAGTGATGATACCGATAGGCTGTTCTGCGTTATCAGGGTCTACGACAACGGTAGCAATCAGACACGGATCAAGATAACCCAAACGCACCGCGCCAGAATATTCATTCACAAAAGTTGGATAACACTGCTCGCCATACATGGATAATTCCCTGACCTTTTTCATCAGTTTAATATCCATGTTATTCACCGGATGGTCCCAGAAGTCATTTAACAGCTTCTGAATAAGCTCATCATCGGCTTTCAGCTTTACCCCATCCGCTAAAATATAGGCGATTGGCAATTCAATCAAGCGATTAGCCAGCGTATTTGATTCCCATAAATACGCGGCTAAATCCTGCATACGTCGCTGATTCATCGGCAACAAATCTCGCAAGGCATCACCGCTTAACGGTCTCCAGTCCGCGTCATCAGCATCTACCGTTTGCCCGACTGCCATATAAGCCTCGCGCAGGGGCTGAGGTGTCGGGGCTTCGGTAAATAAATTTATAAACGCGTCTAGTAAGCTCATGTGTTGTTCCTGAAAGTTAATCTTTTTCGCCCAAAGCCGGTCATACTGTCTGGCATGTAGTCTTCTGCTTCGTCGATGGTTTCCCCAAATGACGGGGTTGCAGGTGATAGATAGTTATACGCGTCGCTCAATGCGTCAACCTGGTCATCATTAATGCCGTTTGGGAATAGTCTGCACTCTTCAACAAATAAACTGTTCCAACTTGCGCGTAACATACATACGTTACCAATATTTACTTGTGCCGCAATCGGGGAGGCGCGGTTTTCTTTGTTGCCCGATACTGTCTCAACTATCGAACTAAAACCGCTGAGAAGTTTAACCAGGTTTTTAGCCTGCGATTTGCCAGCTTGACCAGGGTCTTGAGGCAATCTTATTTTGCAATCAGTTCCGTCTGAGATAGCGGTATTCAAAATCAACTGCTCTACTTTTTCTGGCGCGTATTGCCCGCGTTTAACATCAGCTATGTACACGTTTCTATTCACCGTGTCGTAGCCCAGTTTTAACCCTACAGTGTAATCCCCTCCGTTTTCTGTTGCTGCTAAATCCCACGCCCTGACATAGCGTAATCCAGCGGGTAGCGCATCGATAACGCGGATAAAATCGGGTTTGAAAAAATTCCCCTCGGCAATTGTTGGGTTTTGTTGATACAAAGATTCCCAGTTTGCGGAGGTCATCATTTTTTTCATGCCCAGCAAAAATGCAAGGCTTTTATGCTCAGGAAATAACGACTCTCCTTTTTTTCTATGTATCTCGTCGTTTTCCGCAATCGCCTTATAAGTGACCACCTTAACACTTGGATCTGACTCTATTAAACGCCCAAAAGGGTCGTCAACGTGCCAGCGCGTCATGATACCGATTAACGCGCCATCGTCGCTAAACCGGGTAAAGAAGTCGTTAGTAAGCCACTCCCATTTTTTGTCTCGTATCGTTTGGCTATTGGCTTCTTCCCTGCCTTTAAGCACGTCATCCAGACAGCCGACGGTTAAACTTTCACCAGTAACCGCACCTCCACACGTTGTATTCCTAAAATATCCATCCTGACCAAAATGAACGGCTTCTTGATTAGCCGAAATTTGGGTGTATTTAGGAAAAATGTCTTTGTATCTTGCTGTGCTAACAAACCGCTGGATATGTTTATTTGCTCTAACACTTAGCCGGTCTGAAAATGAAGCATAAATTATTTTTAAGTCTTGGGTATCTGTCTCTGAATCTTTGCCGATAAGCCATAGCATGAAATCACTAACCATCATAGACTTTCCAAATTGCGGGGGGGCTTGTATTAATAAGCGTGGTCTAAGTCCCTGCTTGTATGCAGCATACCATGTCATTAAATGCTCGCAAGCGTCCTTTTGCCACCAGCCAACCTTTAATCGTTTGTGCATCAATAAGCGAAACCGCCAAAAATCGCGATTGGCTTCGATTAGTGCTAGCTGTTTCAGTGCCTCAGCCTTTGATAACACGCCTCAATTCCTCCTCGGTGTATTCACTGGCAGGCTTTTTTTGCTCTATTGATCCGCTGTGATTTAAATCAACATCCTTTACTTCACGATAATCGCCCTCTGTTTGAGTTTTCAAAAAGAATAAAAGGCAGGTTGTGTCTGGCGGGTTTTCG